AACATTGCTAGACACTAGAATAGAAGAAGCTATTCCGGTGCTAAATAAACTTGAATCAAGGAACTCAGTTATGAAAGAAATTACAGAATTTAACGATTGGGCAGAAAGTATTGCTAACCCAGAAGGTAATGTTTGCCCAGATTGTGATCACGATCACAACGATTGCATATGTGTCAATGAAGCAGAAGAAAAATGCGAAACTTGTGACGGAAAAGGCTCATGGGAAACTCCTGACGGTGCTACACATGCTTGTCCGGACTGTAATTCCGACACTGATCAAGAAATTGACGAAGGTAAAATGAAAGAGCTACATTATGACTTAGAAAATGCGACTGATGAAGAGTTTGAAACAACATGGAAAACTAAAAAGTCTGACTGGACCGAAGTTAAAGACAAGGAGTTAAGAATGGACCCTAACAAGAAAGCATACATTAGTAAAAATACATTAGAAAAAAACGAGCGTCCAAGTGATTGGGCATCAGCAATAGCCTCAGAGGATAAAGATCAAGAAGTATATGAAGGGCCTACACGTAAAGACTTCCAAATGGTAGCTGACTTATTAAAAGCAAATCCAGATCAAGCAAAGAAAAAAGAGTTAGCAAATCATCATGCTGACATGTTTGCTAAACAAAATCCACGCTTTGATAGAGAACGATTCCTTAAAGCGGCAGGCATTGAAGAAGGAAACGACTTTACTGAAAAATTAGCCCAAGCAAGATCCGCAGGTGAAAAAGAATTTGAAGTAGACGGTAAAACATACAAAGTGCAAGAAGATGAATTAAAAGCAATATTGAGGTTGGCTAGATAGTTCCTTAAAAAAGAACTGTAGAGAAAGAGTATACTGTAGATAAGTTATACTCTTTTTTTACGACTTTGGTAAAATATACCAATATAACCATTGCAATGCTAAATAAAGTATCATATAATGTAACTGTTGTATGATTAATACACATTAAAAACTAAAAACTAGGCACATTAAGGAGAAACACACATGGCATCTTTAGCAGAAATTCGAGCTAAGTTAACACAAGCAGAATCAAGAACATCATCAAACTCACAAGGTGGCGGTGACAACGCTATCTATCCACACTGGAATATCGCAGAAGGAGCAACATCAACCTTACGCTTTTTACCTGACTCAGACCCAACTAATTCATTCTTTTGGGTAGAACGTAACATGATCCGCTTACCATTCAATGGTATTAAAGGTGAAATGGATACTAAACAAGTTCAAGTACAAATTCCATGTATAGAAATGTGGGGAGAATCTTGCCCAATTCTAGCAGAAGTAAGAACATGGTTTAAGGACAGTTCACTAGAAGAAATGGGACGTAAGTACTGGAAGAAAAGATCTTATATCTTCCAAGGCTTTGTAAGAGAAAATACATTAGCAGATGATAACACACCTGAGAATCCAATCCGTAGATTTGTTATGAGTCCACAGATTTTTAATATTATTAAAACAGCATTAATGGATCCAGAAATGGAAGAATTACCAACAGACTACTTACGTGGTATTGATTTCCGTGTTGTTAAAACACAAAAAGGTGGGTATGCTGATTACACTACATCAACATGGGCACGTAAAGAAACTGCACTAACAGAAGTAGAACAAGCGGCTATTGAAACACATGGCTTACATAACTTAAATGACTATCTTCCTAAGAGACCCAGCGAAGTTGAACATAGAGTTATGAAAGAAATGTTTGAAGCATCAGTAGACGGTAGACCTTATGATGCAGAGAAATGGAGTGCATATTTCCGTCCATACGGAATGCAGGCTCCAGCTTCAACAGGGTCATCAGATGCATTTAGCACACCAAAAGCAACGACTGAAGCAGTAGCAGTAGCACCAGCAACACCAGTAGTAGCACCAGTAACTGAAGCAGTAGCAACACCTGCTCCAGCAGTAGCACCAGTAACTGAAGCAGTAGCAACACCTGCTCCAGCAGTAGCACCAGTATCTGTGGCTACCGGATCAAAGGCAGAAGATATACTTGCAATGATTCGTTCAAGACAAAAGTCTTAATAGAAAATTATCAGGCGGTGGGAACATCGCCATGATAACTACTGATATGAAGATTGCTATTACAGGACATAGTGCAGGCATAGGCCAAGCACTAGCAAAAGAATATGAAAACCGTGGTCATGAGATCATTGGTCTCAGCAAACGACACGGCAATAACATCAGAAACATTTCAAAGATAATAGAAAAAATTAAAGATTGTGACATGTTTATTAATAATGCACAAAGCGGATACGCACAAACAGAATTATTATTTGAAATATCTAAAGTATGGAGAGATGTTCCAGATAAACATATTATTAATATATCATCAATGATGACACTTAATCCAACTGTTGATGAAGCATCAATGATAGAATATAAAAATCAAAAACAAGCATTAGAATTAGCCCATTGGGAACTAGTACACAAACAAGGCTGGCCCCAGATGATACTAATTAAACCTGGTGAAGTTAAGACTGGAGAATGGAGCGGACCTAAAGCTGTTGATGTTACTGCGTGGGCAGAATTTGTAGTGAACACAATAGAATCAGCTAAACCAGCTATGAAAGTGTATGAGCTTTCGCTAGGAACAGATTACACCTAATGGATAGTAAAGAATACTTAACTAATAAAAAGTTTTGTCCTATACCCTGGACAGGGTTTATGTATAACTCAAACGGCGATGTACTAAACTGTATACGCAGTCAACGACCTATAGGCAATTTAAAAGATAGCTCAATACACGATATATTGAAAAAGAACACAAAAACTAAACAGAACATGCTTGATAACAAAGAGGGCATAGGGTGTAATGTATGTTATGATCTTGAAGGAGAAAAGAAAGGGTATGACATGATCAGTGATCGTATCTTTTATCTTAAAGAATTAAAAACGGTAGACAATACATTATATGATCAAGTTGACAATTTTAAGTTACACAAGATAGATATACGTTGGTCAAACGTATGTAATCATGCTTGTGTATATTGTGGTCCAGAATACTCTAGTAAATGGGCAACTGAATTAAAAATACACGTTCAGGAGCCTACACCTGAACGTGTAGAGGAACTTAAACAATTAGTACTTGATAATGCACACCAACTTAAACATGTTTATCTAGCGGGCGGTGAGCCATTATTAATGAAAGAGAATTTAGAGTTATTAGAAATACTTAAAGAAAAGAATCCTGGAGTAAACATAAGAGTAAACACTAATCTGAGTAAAACAGGAACCAAAGTATTTGATAAAATTATGGAGTTTAAAAATGTACACTGGACTGTTAGTATTGATACAATTGAAGAACAGTTTGAATACATACGGTACGGTGGTGTATGGAAAGACTTTAATGAAAACTTATTACGGTTAGTTGATAGAGGACACAAAGTAAGTTTTAATATGTTATGGTATGCTATGAATTTTAAATCAATATTTGACACTGTTGATTACCTTAAAGGACTAGGATATCATAATAATAGTTTTATAATAGGACCATTACTTAATCCAATTTGGCAAGACGTTAGACAATTACCAGATAATATATTAGATGATCTAATGATAGAACTCAATGTCAGGATTAAAAAAGAACCTGGATTTCTAATAGAAGATAGTTATCGTAATATGTTGACACACTTGGCACAACCATTTGACAGTAATTTAGAAGCATTAGAAATTAACTTAAACATATTGGATATGCGTAGAGGACTAGATAGTAGGTTAGTATTTCCGGAGATGTATAAATGTTTACTAAGCTAGATGATATATTATTTCCAAACAAAGTTGAGGTCATTGACTACGACGGCAAATACATATATCCTATTTTTAAAAATGCAAGCTCAAGCCTATTAGAACATGCAAAAGATAATAGTTATAAAGTCATTGTTAATGAGCAAATAAGAAAGTTAGAAACCATTGATGTTTTTTTACGAGAACCTAAAGCAAGATATGTTAGTGGAGTAGCAACATATTTGTTTAATAATAATTTAGATATTACTGCAATAACACCTGGTGTATTTTTAGATAGACATTATCTGCCACAATTGCATTGGTTAATAAACCTGATGAGATACATGGACTCAAATAGTAAAATACATTTCCATAGCTTAGAAATGATTAAAGAATTTACGCCATTACGAATACTACCTAATAAAGTTAAAGTAATAGATACTAGCATTGCTGATCATCAGGATTTGGAAATGTATATGAGATTAGATAATTTAATACTTAATCAGCTAACTGGACAAAGTTGGACACCTAATCAGATAATGACTCATTTATTGGCACAAGACCCAATGGCGTATTTTACAGTCATTGGTAAAACACAAAAACTAGCAGAGGTAACACATGTTTTGCCCTCGACTTAAACATTTCGCCAGGCTGAATGAAGATAGCACAGTCAGTCGTTGTGGACACATGATTGATGCTCCACGTTTTTCAACATATGAAGAAATGGAATCTAGCGATTGGAGTAAACAGATATTAGAAACTGAAAACTGGCCAGACGAATGTCAACGTTGTCAAACAACAGAACTAGCATCAGGCACGAGTATTAGAATTGATAGCATACGTAGAGACAAACTCTTAAAGACATTTAAAGAAGACTACCTCATTATAGGTGGTGTCTTAGACAACGTATGCAACTCAGCATGCCAGTTTTGCCATGCAGGACTGTCAACGACTATCGGAAGTTTAGAAAAGAACGTGATTAAATTAGAGAATGTAACAGCATTTAATAGTTTACCTCTAGACAATATTGTTGAATTAGACATCAACGGTGGTGAGCCTAGTTACAGTAAGAACTATGCTAAACTGTTAGATAACTTACCACCTAATGTTAAGATAGTTAGAATTAACACTAACGGAACAACAGTAATTAAACAGATAGAAAAACTACTAGAACGTAAGATAAAAGTTATAGTAACATTGAGTTTTGATGGTACTAAACAAGTACATGAGTATGCTCGCTTTCCAATTAAGTGGGGGAAATGGGACCAGGTTGTTAGAAAGTATAAACACTTAGCAGACAAACATAAAAATTTAGAACTTGGCTTCTGGAGTACGCTAAACGTTTATACTATTAACGACTTAGAAAATATGTTATTGTACGCAGATCAAGTAGGAATTCCTTTTAGTTACGGAGTACTTGAATACCCTGAGCAAATGAATATAAAGTACGAAAATGAGTTTACCAAATTGGCACAAGAAAAGTTTGAGAAATCGGACATATTGTTACTCAAACAACTTGCACCTTTGGTTGCATCAAGTTATAATAATACAAACGAACTAGTAGAGTTTATAACTAAGCAAGATCAAGTAAGAAAAATTAGTTATAAAGACTACTATACAGATATAAATTTAGGAGAATAGCATGGCCAAACCCTTTGACGCAAGTAAATTTAGAAAAAGCATTACTAAAAGTATTCCAGGAATGAGTTTAGGATTCAATGACCCAACAGATTGGGTTTCAACAGGAAACTATGCCTTAAACTATTTAATTAGTGGCGACTTTACTAAAGGTATCCCGCTAGGTAAAGTAACAGTGTTTGCTGGAGAGTCCGGAGCAGGTAAGAGTTACATCTGTTCAGGCAACATTGTTAAAAATGCACAAGAACAAGGTATATTTGTTATCTTAATTGATAGTGAGAATGCACTTGATGAGAAATGGCTACATGC